TCACTGCCCCGCCCCACAGACCCGGCAGGCGATAGCGCTGGCGGGATCATCGCGATCGAGCGGCCCCCAGCTATGCGGCTCGACCAGGGGCCAGGGCTCGTGCCGGCGCAGCGTCGTGCCACAGGCGGCACATCCCACGCAGGGTTCGACGGCATCATCGACGGCATTGGTTACGGCGCCACAGCGGCAGGTCAGAACGGTCATGGCGATTACCCCCAGATCCAGGCGTTGAGCGATTTGGAAAAGCGCACCTGCACGGTCTGGCCCGCGGCCAGGGTGGTCGGTGCCGTGCCGATCACCGTCGGGCTGCCGGTACTGGCATTGGTCACGGTCAGGGCGGTCACCGCCGAGCGGCTGGTGATGCGGTACGTCGCCTCGTCCGCCGGGTCGACCGGCAGGACGATCGTGAGCGCAGCCAGCAAAGTACCGTTGGTCAGCACCACGCTGCGGGCGTTTCCGGTCATCGCCACCGTACTCCCCGAGGCCGGCGCGACCTGCAACTTATCGAGCGGCAGCCCCTGCGGATTGAAATTGTCGCTAAAAACGGTGGCGCATTTGCCCGCTGCGGTCCCTTCGGTGATCGCGGGCAGCATGTTGCCCGCGACCGACGCGGCCGTCTGGTTCGAGGGATGCGTATTCTCGGTGGCGTGGTAGAGCCCGCCCGCGATCGTCGCGCCATTGGCGATGGTCATGCGGTTCTGCTCGATCGTCGCCGTGACCGGCGAGGACATGAAGGCGCTGCACACGACATTGATCGCGTAGGCGCCCGCGGGAATCCACGCCAGCGGCGAGACGACGACGATCTGGTTGCCGCAGACGCTGGCGCCTTTGCGATACCCCTGCACGTCGATGAACGCCATGTTCACGCGCTGCGGCACGCTGGCATAGGTGAACAGCAGGCGGTTGTTCTCGACCACCTTGGTCATGCCCATGCCCGAGGTGAGCTGAATCGCGCAATTGGTCAGCATGTTGTTGGACACGACCACCATGTCTGCGGGCCCGTCGTTGCTGCGGCCCACCAACCCATCGCGCGCGATCACCGAGTTGCCCGAGAAATCGACCACCTCCTGCGCTGCGGTGCTGGAACCAGACGAGCTGCCCGCGATCACCTGGAAGAAGGTCCGCCCCTGTTGGTAGCGGAGGTAGCCGGCGGTGAAGCTGGCGCTATAAGCGATCCCCACGGTGAATTCGGTCGCCGAAAGCCGCGTCAGCGCCAGCGGCGTGGACGCAATCTCGGAGATCAGCACGAGTTGCCCGCTCTGGAGATCGAGCGCACTGCCGACGGTGACCTTGGTGGTGCCGTCGCCGTTGTCGGCAAAGGCGGTGATCGCGGCACTCTGCATATAGGTCGTTGCCGCTACGCTCGCGCCGGTGTTCGCGCCGGCCAAGGTGCATTCGATCGTGTTACCGCGGAATGCAACGTTGATCGCGGCGTAGAATGTGGAGCACGCGAAGTTGCCGAAGTGACGAATGGTGTTGCCCGTCGCCAGGCAATTGCTGCAGCCTTCGAAATCGAGCGCGGTGTCGGTCGAATACTCCAGTGTGTTTCCACTTACGATCACACTCTCGCCGCAATTGCCGTAGATGCCGCCATTGTTCCACGAGCAGTAATTGCCGAAGATGCGAAAGTGGGCGAAGCGCCGCAGGAACTGTACGCTGCCGCCCTTGGCGAAGTCGGCGCCCCCGCCCCACCACGAGATATTGCCGTAAGCCAGCGTGTTGCCGCTGATCTCGCCGTGGCGGGCGAAGTTGATGCGTATGCCGGGGATGCCGTAGCTGGTGTTCCAGCTGCGGTTGCGGCGCACGTAGATGTGCTCGTTGAGGTCATTGATGTCGTTGGGATTGAAGCCCGCGAGAACCGCCGGATCGACCGAAACCGAACCGCTCGCGGAATTGTAGGTGCCGTTCTCATTGGCCTCGGCGGTCACGTAGAGCAGCGCGCAGGCGGCATATTCGCAATCCTCGACGTACAGGCCGCGCACGTTGATGGCGCGGATCGCATAGGCGGTGCCACCGGTGACGGTACGCTGAAAGTAAAGCCGCTGGATGCGCAGGTTCGTCGCAAAGGTCGTGAACATGGCTGCGCCCGTCAGCCCCTGTGCCGGACGGATCGAGATCGCGCTGCTGCCGCTGAACACGATCCGGGCACCCGGCGCGCCGCCGGCGAGCGTCTGGTCGGCGTTGGCCGGCTTGATGCTGCCCGACCCGATCACGAACGACCCCGCCCCGAACAGGACGTGATAGCCGGTATTCACCGCCTTCTGGATCTGCGCCAGGCAATTGGTCACGCCGTCACCCACCGCGCCGAACTGCTCGGCCCAGACCGTCTGCCCCTGCGGCGTGGCGTAGAGCTTCACCCCGGCGGCGGTGGTGAGATGCTGGTCGGTCGCGCTGGCGGCGGCCTCGACATAGGCAAAGGGACCGGCGCGCCACACCGTGCCCGCCCCGCGCGCGGGCACCGAGCTGGCCAACAGTGCGGCGACGGTCGGCAGGGTCGTCCGGTCGATCTGGTTCTGCAGCGTGCCGCCACCACTGGTGCCGATCAGCGTCGCGCCCTTGTTGGCATCGGTTGAGGCAACGTCGGCGCGCAGCAGCGCGTCGGTGATGACCGCATCGGCGATCACCGCCGTGCCGTCGATCGGCGAGAACGCCAGGAATTTGCCCTTGCGCTTCGTCGCCGAAGGCAGCGTGCCGGCATTTTCGCCCAGCGGCAGGCGCATGCAGCGCTTGAGATCGCGCGACAGCGCCTGGTCGCGCAAGGCTGCGCGATCGTTGGCGAGGTTCACCGGCGCAGCCAGCCAGGCCGATCCATTCTCGAACGCGGTCGTCTGCGTGAAGTCGGGATCGAGCCAGACCACCAGGTGCCCCGGCCCCGGCGCTTCACCGAACGTCACGGTGCCGCCGCCGCCCTCGTAGAGCTCGACGGTGTAGCCCTCGACCAGCGGCTGGTCGTCGAGCAGCACGGCCACGTCGCGCACGGACTGGGCGGTGAAGGTGAACGGGAAGGACGTGGTGACGCCATTGGCGCTGAACGGCCCATCGTAGGCATTGGTGGTGCTGACAGCCATCGGGTCGGAGTTCCTTGCGGGGCAAGCGTCTGCTGCCGCCGCTCGAACAAGCGGCGCCAGGACAGCGAAGCCGGATGATGAAAAAGGAGCGAGCGGCGCTCGCCCGGCGGCGGCGTCAACCGATCCGGCTGCGCACCGCGCCGTATTGCCGCGCGCCCGAAAGCACCGACTGGCCCATGTCGACCAGCCCGCTCATTAGGGCGGTCTGGCCTTGCGCCGCGGCGCTGCTGGCGCGGCCCAAGGCGAACGCCGCCCCGGTATCGCCCTGCCGCATGGCGCGCGCACCGTCGGCGACGATCTCGGCGGCCCGCGAGGTGCCGGTCAGGCGGGTCGAGGCGACCGCCTCTGCCGCCGTGCCGAAATCGACGCCGACGCCGCCGGCCGCGGCCGCCAGTCGCTGCCGCCCCTCGACGCCGGAGGTCTGGCGGTACTGGTCCTGCAGCGCACGCGCAGTCGCCTCCTGAGTATCGCGCACCGCGCTGCGTTCGAGATCGGCCTGGCGCAGCGCCGCCTGCCGCTGGTACGAGGCCTGGTGCATCGCGCTGATCGTGCTGATGCCCTGGCCGGCCACGGCAAGGCCGGCGGCGATGATCGGAAGAGCGGGGCCGCACATCAGGCATTCTCCTGTTCGTTGCGGTGGGAGGCGAAGCGATGGAAGCCCATGCCGCCCACGGTGATGACCTCGGGCGCGATCGCGAAGCCCCAGCGACGGAGCAGGCGGATCGCGCGGAAATTGTCGGCCGAGACTAGATTGGCGAGCAGCGCGCTTGAATCGTGCATCGTTGCCAGCACCTGCGGTCCGATCGTGACCAGGGCGCGGCCATGCCGCCAGACGGCATCGCTGCCCAGGAACCACGGCACGCCGACGCTCGGCACCACCGATTCCACGACCAGCCCGAACATCGCCTCGGGCTGCCCGTCGATCAGCGCGGTCCAGCACCGGGCCGACGCCACCAGCCCGTGCCGCAGCGCGCCGGCCGCCGATCGCCCCATCGCGCGGCATTCGGCCGCGTCGATCGCCCTCAGCCGCGGGGCGAGAGCGGGGATGTGGCCAGCGAGTGCCGGGACAATGCTCAGGCTTGGAGCCGCCCGCCCCTCCGTCAGTCGCGTGCCGCGCCTGCCACCTCCCCATGACATGGGGAGGATCTGGGAAGATCCTCCCTGCCGCATGTGGGGAGGGGGACCGCCGACGCAGTCGGTGGTGGAGGGGCGATCAATAGCCCCCTCACCCACCGAACACCGCGTCAATCGCCACGCCCAGCAGCGTGAACGGCAGCGGTGCGGTCTGGCGCAGCCATATCGTGCACTCGCCGCGCACCGCATTGTCGACATCGACCAGGTATTCGCCGTTCATCAGCGCATCGGGCGTGCTCCACGCCTCGCCCTTGCGCGACTTGACGGGGAAGAGATGGTCAGGCCCGATCCCGGCGGCGATCTGGCGCGTATCGGCCAGCGTCAGGACGGCTTGCGCCACCTGTTGCACCCGCCCGATGGTGCTGCCGCCCTGGGTCGAGAGGCGCAGCGGCAGGGTCTCGACATCGACCTGATAGGGAATGCCGAAGGTCGCCCGCCGCCCCCCGTCCATGCCGGGCGGCAGCGTCACCGCCCCGCCCGCGACCGTCAGGCCGGTCACCGCGACGCCATCGACCAGCCCGGCGATATCGGTGCGCCCTTCCAGGTGCCACAGACCGGTGAAGGTCCTGCGCGGGGTGTCGAACGTGCCCGACACCGCGCAGTCGAGAAAGCAGCTGTCCTGCACATCGGCCCAGCGATGGCTGGCCATGCGCTCGACGAAGCGGCGCGGCTGGCCGGCGATCTGCCGCTCGACCACCATGTAGACGCGGTCCTCGCCCGCCTCGCTGATCGCGCAGAGCGACAGCACGCGGCCATCGGTCTCGCATAGCGTCCAGCCCCAGACGTTCTGCTCCTGCTCCCAGGTGAAGCACAGCAGCTTGCCGTCCTCGCGTGCCGCCCAGATCACGCTGCGCGGCTCCTGCGCATAGCACCACGAGACGATGCCCAACCCATCGAACAGGTGCGGCGAGAAGATCGAGACATCGTTCGATTTCAGCCCGTCGATGCTGAAATCGTAGCCGATGGTGCGCACCGTCCGCCCGACGCTCGGCTGGTAGAACACGACATTGTCGATCACCAGCGGGGGCAATCGCGACGATCCGCGCCCGATCTGGCGGCGCGTGGCGGGCGGCTGTGTCGCATCGAGTACGCCGCCGGCGCCATCGCCGTCGATGTGGAACACGCTGTCCGAGGTCAGCGCGAGCAGGCTGGTCGTGGTGACCAGCTGGTTGACCGAGTTGACCCGCCCGGCGACGATGGTGAACGCCATCGCATCGTCGGCGCGCAAGGGGCGGGCACGATCCATGTTCTCCAGCTGGCCGCTGCGCGTGGCCCAGATGCCGTGCGGTACGTTGCGCGTGCGCGCCCAGATCGCGCGCTGCTCGAACAGCGTGACGGTCGAGGGGTAGTCGTTCGGCCCGGCAAAAGGGTTCGACGCCTGCGGCGGCGCGCGATCGAGCGCGGGGGCGATGTTGTCGTCGCGAAAGCTCGTGCCCTCGGTCGTGCCGATATAGCCGACGAATTGCGAATTGTCCGCCTTGTAGACCGCATAGCGCGTCGCGCCGGGCACTGCGCTCCAGCTGATCGTGTTGAAATTGCGCTTGAGCGTCAGGTCGTTGGTGGCTGACGCCAGGCCCGAGGCGCGGCTTTCCATGCCGGTCGTGTCGTCGATCGCGGTCACGCAATAGCTGGCGGCCTGCGGAAAATACGCAGCATTGCCGTTGGCACTGTCGGTATTCGCGGTGCTCGCCATGGCGACGCAGGCCGCGGGCGCGGCGACCGTCGGCGCGAACCTTACGGTCTGGAAGCGCCAGTCGGTATGCCCGGCGCGCACCAGCTTGGCCGGCGCATGGTCCAGGTGCGCCAGATACATCGTATCGGCGGTCTGCTCGAAATCGAGCTCGGCCAGTTCCAGGCCGTTGTACGGAGACCCGATGCGGGTGATGCGTGCGCCGCCCATCAGTACCAGACCCTTCCACCGAACTGTCCTGCCCCGCCGAAATAGATCGCCGGCGGATCGGGCGGGGGCGTCACCGGCGGCACCACCGGGGCAGGCGGCGGCACCGGCGGCGCGCTGCGGGTGATCCCGCCGCTGCATCCGCTGAACGGCGCGACTGCCGACGTATCGGCGGCAATGCGGAAATGGCCGTCGTCGATCACCGCGGTCACCGGCCAGGCGCGGCCATTGAGCAACGCGCCCATCGCCCCCTCGCACCCGGTGACATAGAAAAGATCACCCACCGCGAAGCCGTGCCAGGCCACCGCGACCTCCGCCTCGACCGCATTGCTGATCGCGGTGATCGCCAGCTCGGTCTCGAGGATGCGGCCACCCATGGCGCAGGGGCTGAGGTAGCCCTGCCCCATTTCCAGCGCATAAGTCTGGTCGAGCGAGAACTGGAACGGCACCAGCCGCACCGGCTGCGACGGGTCGAGCACTTCGGCCACCAGCTCGGTGCCCGGCCGCTTCGTCACCCCGCCGTACTTCAGCACGATCACGTTGCGCGCACGGCGCAGCGCGGTGCCCCAGGCATCGACGTCGAACCGGCCATGCAACTGCGGCCCCAGCTCGCCCCGGCAGAAATTGGCCTGGGCCACGCGCACGCCGGTCATGCCGCGTCTCCGGCGCGGGCCAGTTCCGCCTCGCTGACATAGCGGGCGGGGCGTGCGCTGCGCAGGTTCGCATCGGCCGCGATCGCCCGTTGGCGCGCCAGTTCCGCCGCACGGGCCAGGGTCTGCGCCGCAGCGGGGTCCTTCTTCACCGGCAGTGCGAGACGCGCCGCCAGCTCCAGTTCGAAGGCCCGCGCGACGAGCGGCGGCAACGCCGCGGCATCACTCACGCGCCGGACATAGACCAGCGCGGCGTTGGCCACGTTGCTGTAGATCCGGCCGGCCTCGCACAGGAACGCCAGCGGCAGTGCATCCTGCCATGGGAACGCCGCCGATCCGGCCAACGGCAAACCATCTGCCTCGTCTTCCATCGCGCGCACGGCCAGCGGGCGCACCATGTCGGCCGGCACGGCATAGGCATGCAGCCATTCCGCCGGCCGGTCGTTGGCCAGTTCGGCCAGCACGAGGCGCCCGCGCGCCCAGCCCCAGTCGGCCCATTCGCCCAGTTCGGCCAGCAGCGGCGATGCAAAGCGGGCCGCCTCGCGCGCCTCGATCGAGCCTTCGGCGAGGTCCGCGATCTGCCCGGCCGCGATCTGCGCCAAGGCGCGGTTACAGATGTCGATCAATTGAGCCATCGTCGCACCTCACGAAAGACTTGCCCCTCCTCTCCAGAGGCGGGGTCGGGGGTGGCGAAAGTCGAACGCAATGGGTGCGTCACACACCCTCGTCCGCTTCGCCCCGATCGGGCGTCCCGATCCACGAGAAAGCGGACGTTCCGAAGTGCGCCTGCGCCCGCTCGCGCGTGAACCCCTCGTCGCCGGGCATGAACGGCAGGCCGTCGTCGAAGACCTCGCCCACCGTGTCGCTGTCGAGCCGCCAGATCGCCATGGTCGGCCTCCTCAGGCGTAGTGGATGTTGAGGCACAGCACGTCGCCCGCCGCCAGCGCGGTGGTGTCGCTGTCCGCCGCCGCGCCGGTCAGCGCATAGGCAAGCCCGGCACTGAAATAGAGCGGCGTATCGAACGCGATCTCGAACGGGGCGGCCGGCGGCAGGTAATAGGTTGCGACCGGCGTGTCGGTGCCTACCGTGGGCGCCACGTTCTTGTTGTAGAGCTTGAGATAGCGCGCCGCCGCTGCCGCATTATGGCCGCGCAGGCGGAACAGGTCGGTGGCGCTGGTCTTGACGCTGGCGGCATTGGTCGTCGCCGCCGCAGACAACAGCCGCGCCGTGCTTGCCGGCTTCTTGGCCCGGTCCCAGGTGCTGCCGTTGAACACGAGGTTGCGCGCCACGGCACACAGGCCGTTGCCGCTGGTGGCATTGCCGTCTGCCGAGGCAGACAGCACGCTCAGCGCCGACCCCGCGCTGGACAGCGCGACCAGCAGTTCGCCGCGGGCCGAGACCTGCGCATTGCCGCGCTGTCCGTCGGCCAGCGTGGGCTGGGTGAGGTTGTAGACCCCGCCGATCTTGACCGGGTTGCCGGCATCGGTGGCACCCGCCGCGATCGCGCCGGCGACGCCGCCCGAATGGCCGATGCTGACCGCCAGTGTGCTGCCACCGGGCGAGCGGACCCAGATATTGGCGGCATTGCCCACGATCGTCTCGAGCCGCGCCAGCGTGACGCCCGAGGCATCCGAGGCCGGCGCGCTCGCCCCGCCGAAGCAGACCTTGACCGGCTGCGGGGTGGTGTTCTGCAACAGGACGTCGGCATTCGCAGCGGCGGTCAGCGTCGCGGCGAGATCCTGCCAGGCACTGGTGGCGGCAAAGCTGCTTTGAGTGGCGGCTGCCATGGATGTCTCCTTCTCGTTTCGGGAAAGGGCGCTGCGCCGGCCAAGGGGCAGGCCGGCGCAGCGCAGCGCGCTTACTGGCCGCCGGTGCCGAGGTTGGTCTGGCGGCTGGCGACGATCGCGGCGGTGAGTTTGCCCGCGGTCGCGTTGCTGCCGCCGACGGTGTAATACAGCCGCAGGTAGCGTGCGTTCGCTCCCTCCTCGATCGAGCCAGGGACCTTGAATTGATAGCCGGCAACGAGCGATGCCACCGGCACCGTCGCGCCGCTCGAGATCGTCGTCCAGGTCGCGTTGTCGGGCGAGGCCTGGACCGAGACCTGCAGGTTGGTGAGGCCGGCGAAGGCCTGGGTCACGCTGACCGACAGGTCGATTTCGCTGCCGCGGCCGATGTCGCGGATCAGCGCAGCACTGGCGCCGAACGGCGTGCCCGTCGCACCAAGGTCGATGACATTGGCCGAAGGGGCCGAGGCGGTGACGGCCTGGCCGTCGCTGAACACGAGGGACGTATCGAAGATCATCGCAGGGTCTTTCGCAAGAGGGCAAGGATCGGGGCCGCGCCGAGGGGAAGCGGCGCGGCGCCCGTTGAAAGGCTCAGGCGCTTGGGGCTCAGGCGACCAGCGCCTCGCTGGTGACGATCGCGTCGGTCTCGCGGATGGGGATGCCGCGCCAGGTCATCACTTCCTCGCCCTGCACTTCCATCGGCGTCAGCCGCACGAAGTTGTCGACGCCGCTGCGCCCGTTGCTGGTCTCGGCATCGAGCGCCTCGAGCATCAGGCGGTTCATGTAGATCACGGTGCGACCCGGGCTGACCTGGCCCTCGCGCTCCATCTTGTAGGCGCGGCGGCCCTGCAGCTTGTAGTAGAGCTTGCGCATCAGCGGGTTGAGCGCGACCGTGCCGGCGATCACGTCGGACACGTCAATGTTGGCGATACGCCCGTTGAAGCGCCAGTCCTTGACGCACAGGCCAAGGTGCTGCGTGAACTTCTCTTCCTTGACGTAATAGGGGTTGCCGTTGCCATCGAGCACGCGCTGGCGCCCCATGTCCTCGCGCTGGACGCCGGCGGGCACCGCATCGGGCACGATCACGCTGGTCTGCATGTCGCCGTGCGTCACGAACCAGATCGAGGTGTTATCGCTGCCAGAGCCGCCGCCGTTGACGACGTTGGCATTGGACAGCGCATTGTAGCGCGGCGCCAGACCGTGGAACTGCTTGCCGTTCACCTTGACGTCCGAATACCAGATCGCGCTGTCGACGGTCTGGGCGATGGACTCGAGGAAGCCCTGCCCCTCGACCAGCCGCATCTTGGCGGCTTCCGTGGGCTTGAGGTTGAGCAGGCGCTCATCGACCGAGGACAGGCCCTCGACGAAGCCGGTGGTGTCCTTGACCTCGGTATAATTGCCCTTCGACTGGGCGATGCCCTGGTAGAGCGCGCCCCACGAGACCGCGGGCAGCCCGGTGCGGATGGTCGAGCGGTGCTCGGTCCCGCTGTTGCAGCTGACGACGTTGGCGTCCTTCATGAAGGGCGTCAGTTGCGTCAGCGCCTCCACCACATCGCCGAGGCCATCACCGCCGGCCTTGAGGACGTCGATGAGATTCCAGTAACTTGCGCCGAGAATGGCCATGCTGCTCTCTCCTTATTTCGCTTCCTGGGGATAGAGGCGCTCCCAGACGGGACGTTGCGAGGCGCCGCCGGTGTGGGCACGGGCGAAGGCGCCGTCCTCGGCGAGCAGTTCGCCCAGCCGCCGGAAGGCGCGGATCATGTCGGGGTGGTTGCCGAACCCGCTGTCGGCGAGCGCCGCGCGGAACGGATGGCCCTCGGTGAAGCCGAGCGCGTCGAGGCCACGGGCCGCGAGATGCTCGCTTTCGCGCGCCCGCCCGCCGCCGATTTCGGGGTCGGCGGCGAATTCCTCGGCCCAAGCTCGCTTCTGCGCGGCGGCGGCATCGGCGAAGTGCGCTAGCAGCGTCTCCTGCGTGCGCTGCATCACCCCCTGCGCCAGCGGGAGCAGCTTGCCGGCCTGGTCGTTCGACAGGCCCAGTTCGCGCAGCACCGGGTCGGCGCTTTCGAGCAGCACGGTGTCGAGCGTCAGCCCCTCCAGCGCCAGGTCGTAGCGCTCGGGCACGCCGGGGCGAGGCTCCGGCGCCAGCGGCTGCACCTCAGCCGGTGCGGGACCGGCGGTCGGGATCGGGGTCGCCAGTGGGGCCGTCTCCGGGTTCGCCGGGGAGCTCGTCGTATCGGGTAAGGGAAGCGGGTCGCTCAAGGCGTATGTCCTTTGCGCTGAGGGCGGTTTGGATCACGGCCTGGATCGTCGTCAGGCCGAGCGGGTCACGCTGGCGGGTCGCCTCGTCCTGGCCGCGATGGGCCAGCGCGACGAGGTCGAGGCACAGGCTGCGGCGCCCTTCGAGAAAGGCCAGCGGCCCTTCCCGCGTGCTGCCCGCCATGCCGTGATGGCCCAGCAGGCCGGCGGCTTGAATCGCGGCGTTGAGGAACCGCCGGAATTCCACGCGACCCAGCAGGAACGCGGCATCCTCGGCCGGCAGGCTCATGGCTGGACCAGCTTGCGCAGCAGGCTCTCGCCGCCGACATCGGCGCGCGAGAGCAGCTCGGCCGCTGCCGCCGCGTCCTTCATCGCCGGGACCATCTGCGCGATCTGTGCGCTTTGCTGCGCCGCATGGGCCGCCTGCGCCCGCTCGGCACGCAGCACCGAGACTGCACCTGCCGGCCGCAGGATCCGCGCCGGGGTGCCCGCACGCCAGGCGTATTCGTCCAGCGCCTCGTCGAAGTCGATCTTATCGAGGACTTCAGGGTGTGCGCCCGCGAGATTGCCGACGAAGCCGACGACGCGCTCGATCTGGCCGATCCCGACCATGCGCTGCATCTGCTGGAGGATCGAGACGAACTCGACCCGCACCGCGCGGCCGTGCAGCGCAGCGGGCGCCGGCGGCAGCATTGCGCCGCGGCTCATGATCGCAAAGGCGCGGTCGATCGCCACCTGCAGCTTTTCGTTGGCCACCCGCTCGATCACCGGGCCAAGCTGCGTCAGCTTCTCCTCGTTGCGGCTGGCGATCTCCTCCACGGTCCGCGGCTGCACACCCCGCATGCTGGTGATCGCATTGAACAGGTCGGCAAAGCTCAGGCCGTCGATCTGGCGACGGCACTTGTCCATTTCCTCGCCGATCGCCGCCACCGCCTGGTACGGCATCTGGTAGGGGATCAGCACCCCTTCGCGGTCGAGCCCAGAGGCCGTCACCGTGCGCCCCGGCTCGCCGGTCAGGCGCACGCCGGGCGGCACGATCTTCTCGGGCTTGACCATCTGGTCGATCGCCTCGTTGCGCCGCTTGGCCTGCATCTGCAACTCGCGCAGCGCCGGCAGCGCTTCCATGCCGGGCGAGTGGCCATAGGTGTCGCCGCCGACCACGTCCCAGCGTGGTGCCCAGAATGGCTGCTCGTTGTAGCCCGACAGCTTGAGCAGCCGGTCGCCGCGCGCGTTGGCCTCCCAATAGACGCTGCGCCATGCCTTCGAGCCGAAGCGATGCGGGTCGTGGCCCGGATCGGGCTCGATCGCGTGCATGACCTCGACCACCGCCTCGTACTGGCTGCGATCGTACAGCGCGCGTGTCGCGGGCGAGACCGCATCACCGAACGTCTCGACCGCCTGCTTCACGCTCATTGGGCACGTACGATAGAGCGTGTCGGGCACCAGCGCGTCGGACAGCGCGATCCAGTATTCGCCGAAGGTCAGCGCGTGGCACACCGCGCCCGCCAGCGGATGCTCGACCATTACGCAGGCCTCGGTGCCGAACAGCCCCATCTCACCATAGCCGGCCTTGGCCGCGCCATAGAAATTGGTCGACGCCAGGAACGCATAGAGCCGGCGTTCGACCGCAGACAGCCAGCCGCGCACGCCGTCGGCCTCCATCAGGTCGTCGTCTGCGGTCTTGAGCGTGAACCACGGACGCGACGCGCTCGACAGGCCCGAGGTCATGCCGTTGGTCAGCGTGCGGAACGCCTCGATCCCGTGCGGGTCGAACAGCGTCTTGTTCCACTGGCGCCGCCGCGCCCCCGAACGGTCGCGCGACCCCGCCAGGAAGCGCGAGCGTGCCGGCTGGGCGAAGCGCGCGATCTGCTCGGCCTCGGCTTCATAGTCCTGGCGGACGGTTTTTATGATCGACAGGCGCGCCTCGCAATGCGCGCGGATGGCGCGGGGATCAGCCAAGAGCGCCTCCTCCCAGCCGCGCCGAGGTCACGGGCGCTGCACCGCCAAGCCCGAGCGGAGACGTCACCATCCCGGCCAGCAGCGCGCGGCGCCAGCGCAGCGCGTCGGCCGATACGGCAGGCGCGCCCTGGTCTGGAAGTTTGAGGGATTGCCGCTCGGCGGCGGCAGGAATGGTCGGCGTGCTGCACATGACGGGCACCTCCTCAAGGGGTCGAGGAGCTGTCTAGGCGGCGTCATGGCGGCGTTGAATCGCGCCATGTCCGCAAGGCCATCAGGGTCGATCCGTATCGGGATCTTTCCGCTCGGTTGAAGGGCCCCGCGCTAACCAGACCGCGATTATTCCCGGCTCAACTTTGCAAAGAGGTCTGCCCATGCTGGCATGGTTCGAACAGGTCGCACCGATCCGCACCAAATTCCGGGCGATGCTGGCCGTGCACGCGGCGGCCGGCGCCCTCGCGCTCATCGGTGCGGCGCTCCTGGCCGCAGGTCTTGGACCGTGGTGGCTCGGCCTGTCGATCACCGCGACAGGCGCGCTGCTCGGCGTCGCGACGGTCCTGATCGCCAGCGAGCGCGTGTGCCGGCCCTACGTCGATACCGTCGTGCGCATGGAGGCCCTTGCCGCCGGCGATCTTGAATCGCACATCGACTATACGCACCACACCGACTGCGTCGGCCGCATGACCCAGGCCATGGCGACCTTTCGCGACAATGCGCTGGCGATCCGGCGCAGCAACGCGATCGAAGTGGTGATCTCGACGCTCGGAACGGCGTTGAAACGGCTTTCGGGCGGAGACCTCGCCACCACCATCACCGAGCCGCTGCCTGAGCGCTACGCCTCGCTGCGCGCCGACTACAATCACGCACTCGGAGCGCTTCAGCAGGTCATGGCGCTGGTCGCCGCAAGTGCCGACGCGGTCCTGACCAGCGCCCGCGAGATCCAGGCCGCGGCAGACAACCTCGCCGAGCGCAACGAGCGGCAGGCCGCCAGCCTCGAGGAAGTGGCCGCCGCGATGGTGCAGGTCACCTCGGGCCTCGACAACACCGCGCGGTCCACCGCCGACGCGCAGACCGCGGTCGCCGACACCCAGCGCGAGGCCTCGGACGGCGGCGCGGTCGTGACCCGCGCGGTCGAGGCCATGGCCGAAATCTCGCAGTCTGCCGAACAGATCACCCAGATCATCGGGGTGATCGACGGCATCGCCTTCCAGACCAACCTGCTCGCGCTTAACGCGGGTGTCGAGGCCGCGCGTGCCGGCGAGGCGGGCCGCGGGTTCGCGGTCGTCGCCACCGAGGTCCGCGCGCTTGCCCAGCGCAGCGCCGATGCCGCGCGCGACATCCGCAAGCTCATCACCGTCTCCAGCCAGCAGGTGGCGCAAGGCGTTTCGCTGGTCGGCGATGCCGGGTCGGTCCTGTCGAAGATTGTTGAGCGCGTGACCGAGATCAACGCCCAGGTCGGCGCCATCGCCAGCCAGACGCAGACGCAGGCCACCGGCGTTCGCCAGATCGGCGACGTCATCAACGAGCTCGATCGTTCGACCCAGCACAACGCCGCGATGGTCGAGGAAAGCGCGGCGGCCTCGCATGCCCTCGCCGCGCGCGCGCACGAGTTGTCCACCGCGATCGACCACTTCAGCCTCGGCGATGCCACCCCCGGCCGCGCCGGCGGCGTTGCCCGCCTCGATCCGGCTCCCGCGCTGGCCGTGGTCGCGCCGGCCAGCCGCCGCGCACTACCGCCTGCCGCCGCCAAGCCCGTGCAGCCGGCACCTGCCCCCGCCCCCAGGCCGCGCCTCGCCGCGCAAGGCTCTGCAGCGGCCGCGGCGGACTGGTCCGAATTCTGAGGGTTCAGCCCAGCTCACCATAGCGGCCGGCGCCGTCGTCCTCGCGTGGCGGCGGCGCCAGCCATGCCGGCACGGCGCGCGGGCCGACCGCCTCGGCAAAGGTGCAGGCCAGCGCGTCGGCCCAGTCGGGGCTGGGCAATCCGCGCCGCTTCATGTCGGGCTTCCGCTCCAGCTGGACGCGGGTGTCGTCGGCGGCAAAGCCATAAGTCGGCCCGATCAGGTCATCGCGCAGCCGCTCGTGGTCGGGCAGCGCGGCCTGCGCCAGCCAGGCGCGCATCCGGGTCCACATCTCGGCCCGCTTGTTAGCGGTCGGCACCGCCACCCCCGGCTCCAGCTCGGCCTCGCGACCCTTGCCGCCGAACCACACTTCCATCACCGGCACGTCGGAGCCCAGCAATTGCCGCAGCCGATCGACCACCGCCGCGCCGATATTGCCGGCATCGACGAAGATCGCGTCCGGCCGGTGCCGCGCCGCCTCGAGTGCGATGTCGCCCGCCAGTTGCATCGCGTCCACCCCGCGCCACGCCTTCCACGGCCGGCTGCGCGCATCCCGGCCGCAACGGATCGCCAGCACGCTCTCGTCGTCGCCGAACCGCGCGCAGTCGACGCCGAAGATCACCGGATCGCTGGGCAGCCCTTCCGGCACCGAGCGCCGCCGCGCCGCCTCCACCAGGTCGAGCGGGATGAACTGCATGGTCCCGCTCGAAGGAAACAGCCCGCGCACCCTGACCCGCGCGACGTCGCTGTCCTCGCCATAGGCTGCGACCAGTTCGTCCAGATAGGCACGGTTCACGCCCTCGACCTCGCGCGCATCGATCTGCGCGGTGCGCCACAGGCTGCGATGCTTACCAAAGCATTCGCGGAACGCGCCGGTGTTCTGAGTCGGGTTGCCCAGCGCCAGCCAGATCAGTTCCGTGCCCTCGTCGGTGAGCGCACCCAGCGCCACTTCCCACACCGCATCGGCGATGCCCGACGCCTCGTCGAAGACCAGCACGATCCGCCGGCCAAGGTTGTGCAGCCCGGCAAAGGCTTCGGTGTTGTGCTCACTCCAGGTCACCAGGTCGCAGCGCCACGCCGCCTCGTGCCCCGCGGCCGTCGCGGTCAGCGCCCGCCGGGTCTGGCGAAACCATCCGGCGGTCAGCGCCACTTGCGCCCATTTGGCGATCTCCGGTCCGGTCTTGGTATCGAGCTGGCTTTCGGTGTTGGCCGTCACCAGCACGCGTGCATCGGGGCAGGTGTCGAGCGCCCATTTGACCACCATCGCCACCAGCGCGGACTTGCCGATGCCGTGTCCCGATGCGCGGGCGATCCGCAGCGGCTGGTGGCGTGTCGCGGGGTCGGCCAGGTGCGCACCGATCTCGGCCAGCACGTGCCGCTGCCAGCCTCGCGGCCCCGTCATCCCCGCCAGGGCGCCCTCGCCCCACGGGAAGGCATAGAGGGCATAGCCCAGCGGATCGTGCGTGAAGCCGCCGATCGCCTCGGCCAGTTCGCTGGACATCATCGCCTGTTCCCCCGCTCATGCCGCAGGCGTGCCATCACCGCCCGCGCAGGACCCGTGCCCGTGCCGCGGCCAGCCGCGCGCTCCAGTCCGGCCCGTCGCTCCCCGCGCTTTCGCCGTATTTGCCGGGAGCCCATTTCGAGAGCAGTTTCAATCGCGTCTCCACCCGCAACCGCGCGCGCGCCACGTTGTCGGGATTCTTGGCGACGCTGACGCTCCCGTCGGATTTTTCCTTCGTGACGACGTCCTCGGCATCGTCGTCGGCGATCTCGAGGGCCTCCTCGGCGATCGCCTCGAAGCCGGCCTCCCGCGCCAGGGCGAAGCGCCGGGCGAAGTCCTTGTCCTCAAGGCGCCAGCGCTGGACCAGCGAGGCCGCTACGCCGTGCCGCCGGCACAGCTTGCGCAGCGTCACCCCCTCAGCCAGCCCGGCGAGCAGCGCCTCGGCCAGCGCCGCGTCACGCGGCAGCTTGCGCGGCCGCGCCATCAATCGCGCCCCTGGCGATAGGGCTTGCGATCGGTCGGCCGCGGCGTCCGCGCCCCCTTGGGCACATGCGGGCGGTCCACGTGCATGCTGGCACTGCGCGCGGTCCGTTTGCCGCTGGCGACGATCTCGACGATGCGAAACCGCTGGAAACGCTCGACCCGGATAAAGCCCTTGCGCTCCAGCCGCCGCACCATCACTGGCCCCATCGAGCAGGAATTGTAGCCGCACAACATCTCGATATCGATGTTCGTCGGACAGGGCAGCCCCGCCTCGGCCGCCTCCACCAGGGCATGATACGTCGTCCGCTCGGTCCAGCTGAGGCCCGCGAGTGACAGGCGTTCGTCCCGGCGCTCGCTCTCCGGCGCCGGGGCAGCCGGTCCAGCCGGGGCATCCTGGGCCGAATGTTCTGCAAAGGCACGCGTGCGTGCGGCAATGGGCAT